TTTGCAGATAGTCCTATTCCCCCATAGTGTTTCATGGTTTCAATCATATTGTCCAGAATCTCTTTTCTACTCTCTGGTTCGGTTTCTGATGTTATTTCTGGAAGTACAGAATGTAATAACGGATGGTCTGGTTCTAATAATGTGTATATCATGATTCTACTATTTTACTAAAGTTTTTCTGTTTCTCAAATCGAATGATCGAATTGAATTTATCAAATAATATATCACCCTTATGACTAATCACAAAGATGTTTTGACTCTCAAGACTGTTGAGAATCTTCAGGAAGTCATCAGTTCCAGTAGCATCTAAACTGGAATCAAAGACCTCATCCATAATTAAGAGATTTGAGTTAGTTGAATTTTTCAACCTTGCAATCTCTCTCCAAGTGAACATCAGAGCCAAATCAATTCTCATCTTCTCACCTTCTGAAAAAGAGGCATATGAGAAGTCATCACGGTATCGTGACTTGATTGTTTCCTCGAACTGTTCGTTAAGGGTAAAGTTAATATAGAAATCCAGAACACCCAAATATTTCTGAATGGTTTGGTTCATTATAGGAAGATACTGTTTGATTATCTTCGACTTTATCCCTGTATCATGCAACAAATTTTTGCAGATGTCAAGATAAAAATTCTCTTGTTTGAGTTCTTTAATTTGGTCATTAGTTTTTTGAATCTTAACCGCTAGTTCTGCAATCTGTTCCTTTATTTTATCTGTTTTACCCTTTTCCTCATTTAGAGTATTCAAATCGTTCTGGCATCGTTCTAAAAGTCCTGTAGTACTCTTTATCTCAGATTTAAATATACCTATAAATCTAGAATGTTCATTCATCTTTTGAATACTAGTCTCCATCTTGTCCAATTCAGTTCTCATTTGCACAAGAGCTGTATCATATTCACCAATTTTGGATTCTAATTCTCCTACCCTAACATCTTTAAATGATTGTTTAATAGGTTGTTCACAAACATCACAGTTATCTTTCTCATTAAAGAATTTTATTCTCTTTTCAGTAGATGTTTTTTTAGACTCCATCAAAATTTTTAAGGTAGTCATCTTATCATATTCACCACCTGCATGAATCAGGGTTGTTATTTTTTCTTCCAATTCGCTCACTTTGGCCTTTTTGTTAGCCAAATCATTCTGATAACCTTCTTTTTCTGCACTCAAGCCTTGGATCCTCTTACTAGAAGTTTCCTCAATATTTCCCAAATGATTTTGTTGTAGATTTTTATTCTGTTCATCTAGTCTGTTATTTACTGATAAATCAGAGATTTCTAGAGCAGTAGATTTAAAGTGTTGTTTTAGAAGTAGGTTCATAATTGAAAATATTTTGATGTCAAGTATATCCTCAACGACTTCTCTACGATGACTTGTGGGAAGTTGCATTAATGGTATGAAACAGGAAGAACCTAGTATCACTACCTGAGTAAATGATCTATAGTTCAGTTTCAAAATCTGATCTTCTAGGATTTTTTGGAAGTCTTTGGAGTGGGCTTCTTGATCTAATTCCTTACCATTCCTCCATATCTGGAATATGTTAGGTTTGATTCCACGAATTACTTTAAATTCAGAAGTACCAATTTTAAATTCAATGGTTACTTCACATTCTCTTTGATTGATGGAGTTGACTAATTGTGCTTTCTTAATCGGTCTGTAGGCCTTTCCAAATAAACCAAAACACAATGCATCCAGAACAGTTGACTTTCCTGCTCCGTTCTCACCAATAACAAGTGTGGTTACAGCTCTATCTAAAAAGATTGTGGATTCTAGGTTGCCGGTAGCTAGGAAATTTTTCCACCGTACAGTCTTAAAATAAATCATAATTCCAAATCACCGGCTTCAATATATAACGATTTTAATTTATCTTTGATACGATTCTTGTCTAGATTTGTGTCAATTTCTGACACATATCGGTCTAATAAGGATAAGGTATCCTGAGATTCTTCCACTACATTATCTGATACAAAATCTACACTCAAATCTGAAAAGTCCTCAATGACTTTCAAATCCCAAACGGAAATATCATTATACAGTCTGTCTAAGAATTTGTCAAATGCATAATAGTCATCTCGATTCTCTACGAACACCTTGATAAATTTCTGGTCATATTGTGATACATCCACTTCACTATAGTTTGTTGTCTTATCATTGTAATGAATTTTCTCAAAGATATTTCTTTCGTTTGGTATAAATTCTAGCTCTCTGGTTGATGTATCAAAAGTATGAAACCCTTTAGGGTCATTACAATCTGCCCATGTCATTTCATAGGGACATCCAAGATAATATATGTGACCATCAGTAGACCTTTTGTGAAAATGTCCAGACATCACCATATCGAATTTATTGAAAATGGTTTTACTAATACCAGTTTGACTCGTTATTCCTGAGTGCATTTCAAATCCCGATACTTCCAAATGTCCAAATGCAATTTGAACACCTGGCTCACTTATGAGGGAATAAAATTGGGATTGATTCTCTTCAGTAAGCCATGGAATAAATGCCATATCATAATTACCTATAGTGACTATAGTTGGCTCTGAATAAACACTTGACCTTTCTGGTAGGGTTAATTCATTATAACAATTTACATCAAGAGTATTCTTATAGTATATGTCATGGTTGCCCACTATAAAATGACAAGGCATATTCAGTTCATCCAATCCTCTGATGAATCGTTCTCTAAAATCCTTTGCAATTTTATAATTGATATACTTTCTACGATCAAGACAATCGCCCATGTGTAGAAAAGTTGTAATTTCTGGATGGTTTTTAACGTATGGGAAGAATTGATTTTCATAGAAGTCATAAAAGAATTCATTGAAAATCAAGCTATCTGACCTTGCACCAAAATGTGTATCGGTCAATATTACAATTTTACTCATGAATGTTCTTGTTAGTGGCTTCACTATCAACAAAATCTTCTAACCAAAGTTTTCCACAACCTACTGGTGAATCTTCTATGGTTTTATCGATTTCTTCTAAATCTACAACAGGTAAATTTTTAGTATAAGTTTTAATTAAATTTTCAACGGTTGTTACATATGTTTCAAATTTGGTCATATTCGTTATCCTCTATAAAATGTTCGATTCCTTTTTTGGATCGTTTTCGTTGTTTAGTTTTTGGAACTTCACGTTCATCTAAATTGTCACGCAAAAATTCTATGTAGGTATTTTCATAAACATCCTCATCACCTTCCATCACATCATAAGTTTTCATTGAAGAACTATCAATGATCTTCTGTTTGATGGAAGACTGTTTCTTTTCAATCGTTATTCTACGAATGAAAGCATAATAAATTATTTGAGTAAAATATGCAAATGGATTTGTTGATTTTTCCGGATCATAATTATGAATATAATGTAAACAATTTTCGATTCCATCAGATATCATGTCATCCTTAAATGCATAATTTATAAAATTAGGTCTGAAAGACAACCTTTGAGCTATCTTCAGAAATACAGATCCCAAATATTCTGAAATAATAGGTAGTTCTTCATCATTATTTTTTGATGTATAATACTGCTTTTTATATTCGATCATTTCTTCTAAAAACTTTGCATTATCCACATAGTGAATAGTCTTTTTTCGTTTACCCATAATATTGCACCTGAATTAAATTAACATATACTACTATTATAACACATAATACCTGTTTGTCAAGTTGAAATAGGACTTGACATTTGAAAAAATCATGTTATAATAAGGTGTGAACCGAAAAGAGCAGAATAGTATTAATTAACTAATCCACTAGGCTCAAAATCAGCTAGTATTTTCGACATTCTATTCATTTCTTGATCTGGTGATTCTTCTGTGGACTCTTTCACGCTATTCAAATAAAAATCTTTATATTCTTTTCCTAATTCTGAAACAGACATAATACATCTTGTTGCTAAAGGTACAAATGTAGTATCAGTAAAGGGCAACCATTTAAGTAAGGCCAATGAAGTACTTTTTGCTCCATCATCAAATTTCATTAAAACTCTCATTGGCCAATGTAGTTCTAAATATCCTGTGGTTTTACTTGAGTCTGTGACTAATACTTTAGAAAAAAGAATTTCTCCATTATCAAGCCGTATTACCTTTAGGTCTTTTTTATCGAGTTCTACTGCCATTTATGCCTTGAGGGGAATGTTATAGATTTTATATGGAAATCGTTCTTCATCATATATTTTCATTCGATCTTCATGATGTCGATAAGCATAATTCTTTCTGTTCTTCCATCTCAAATCATCTGTAATATCGTATAGTACTGTTTCTTGATTATTATCTGACAGTCTTAATCCTCTGCCTATCGACTGAAGATTTCTAATACGACTCTTAGAAGGAGAAGCAAAAATATTGTTATGAAGATTCCTAATGTTGATGCCGGTACTGAATACCCCATAACTTGCCACGATGATGGCATCTCGTTCTTTTTCGGCAATGGTTCTAATTTGTTCTCGTACTTCGGTTTCTGTTCCGCCGTATACAAAAAAAGTTGTCCTATTCTTGACATCTGTTTCCTCCTTTATCATATCGTATAAAATACGTCCATGTTTTTTCACTAATCTAAAGAGAAGTAAAGTATTACCGTCAAGTGATAATACTAGGTTTCTTATATATTTATTTCTTTTCTCATGTCCCACTATAAATTCTAGTTCATCTACATATTTTATTTTTCTAAATTGCTCGCATACTTCATCAGGATACTTCAATACTATAATGTCTATACGGAATGAAGCTAATTGTTTTCTATCAATTAATTTTTTAGTTGTTGTAACCTTATAAATTTTTCCGAATAATCCCTCTAAAACCAGCTTGTGTGTTTGAGTTCCATCTAATGTTCCTGTAGTTCCTATTCGATATTCTGCATTTACACATTTAGTCATGATGGCAGTAAGAGACTTTGATTTGAATCCATGTGCCTCATCACCTATAACTAACTTATATGGTTCAAAAAGTTTTCTTCCTAGCTTATAAATGGATTGCCATGTGGAGATAACAACTTTTTTGTCTGATACTTTATCTTGTCCAGCATAAACTTGGTGACAATATTTGCGGAATCCCATCCATATTCTTGAAAATCTGCATACAATTGAGAAACTAAAGATGTGGTAGGTACGATTATGAGAGTCTTTACGTTTAATGCTCTGACAATCATATAAATTATTAGGGATTTTCCGCTTGCGGTAGGAGATACTAGTAAACTTTTCTTGTATGACAAAGCATGATAAAAACCATCTAACTGATAATCTCTGGGTTCGAAGGGTAATTTTAAGTCCGTAATGAAAGCTTCGTTCTTTTCTATTTTACGTGGTTTCCACCAATCACCATCGGGGACTACTTTATAATTTCTGTTTTGAGCAAACTTAAAAACATATTCAAGTAATCCACCATACAATAATCTATTATGAATATTGAATAATCTAATCTTACCGTCCCAAATTCTCATCCGATAAGCGGGCATGAATGTATATCCTGGCACAGTAAATGTGAAATAATCACAAATTTCTTGCGCAACACTTGCTTCACAAGCAATTTTTAGATGTACTTCATCCTTTTTTGAGATCTCAATTACGGCAGCTGGAACAGCCTCGCGGTCAATGACCTTCTGTGAATCGTTTCCAATCGATTGCATTTTTAATCAAATATCCTCTAGTTGTTAAACTTTTCACTATAGATTCAAGATAGTTAACCTTTTCTTCTTGTAGTGCAAGTAATTTCTTAGATTCTATTACATTATCATCTGCATCTATGTATTCTTGTACATCTGCTTTGAGTAATTTCAATTGAAATGGTTCCCAATCTGCCATCTCTAATTCTTTCGCAGTCATTCTTCCACTATAATAATCTCTTTTTCTTTTAATAAGACCAGCAAATAGATATTTTATTTCCTTGAATTTTAATTTTTCGTTGGAATAAAATATTAAATATTTGTTATGTAATTGGGGGATCTTTATGGATTCTTGAGATAGTTCAGTTTCATCCATTACACAATCGAGTGTCCATTGATATTGTATTTCTTCAAACTTCATAATTTTTCAATTTTTTAAGGGCAACCA